AGTTTCTCGTTTGCGGTCGGTGAGTTGGTTTACACGACTGCTGGGGAGCTGGCAAGCGGGCGTACTCTGGGAGAAGTGGCTCTTCGACGACTGCCGCCTTTTGGGATGCATTGCGCTATTGCGCCCCTGAACTGGACAAAGCGGGTTTGTATACACTCTGCTTGGAACGTGCTCTGTACATATATGAGTGGCGCGGCCGAGCAGCCTGCTAGTCAACAGCTCAAGGTTGATGGATCGACAAGGCCCGGGCCCCTGACTGATGAGGGGATGCCCGGTTATGTTTCCAGTATTGATGCATTGCCTGAAATGTGTAAGATTGAAGGCAAGGAGGAGGCGTTGGCCAAGCTTCGGATTAAGACTTGGCCAGAGGGAAGCCCATTGACCGCTGAACAGCTGGCGGGTTTCGATGGCAACGCGGAAAAATCCTGTGTGTTTCCAAACACTATCATTTTCAATCCAGTGATTCCCCGTATGCAAGCCGACGTGCCAACGAACATGTACGTCGCGCTGCGCACTCGTGTTTTGCATGAGCGCGATCTCTACCCTCAGATTCAGTTCTGTAGGGAGATGAAACGCGCCCTGGATGGCATGTTGGACTACAGAACCGTTATTTGGAAGGATTTCGGGGAGTGGAACTCACGCTATTCCGGTGCAGTGCAAGCACAGAATGAACGCGAGCTTAGGGATATCTTGGAGCACGGAACTGATGACGTGGTGTATGTTTGTATGCTTTTCTTGAAGAAGGAGTTGAACCATTCGTTTGACTTCATTGGAAAGTTGAAGGATCCGAGAAACATTTCACCACCGGGCGATCAGAAAGTGAAGGTGATACAGGGCCCATTCTTTTATTCTCTGTCCCAGTGCGTCAATAAGCAGTGGAACGGGGAGCACATAACATTTCCTTTTGGCGCGGGGTTCCCGGTCATTGTCCTGGTGAATTCAGGCCTTGATCCGGACTTCGCCGCTGAGTCTCAGGCTCAGCGGTTTGCGCGGTGCGCTTCGCGTGCCTACAGTATTCTCGCCGGGCGACGCGGCGCGTTTATTGCAGTGGCCGGGGACGACAATTGGATGTTGGTCAGTAACGGGAACAAGTGCGTTCTGATTTGTGCAGATGGGAACCGATGGGATGCGGGGATTCGCGATCTCGTGCTGGATGTGGAGCAGCACGTGTACCGTGAGTTCGCCGCGCAGTCGCTTTTTACCGGCACCGTACACCTTGGTAGGGCGTACGGAGGACCTGAAGAGGTGTTCAGGTTGGTGGACGAATCCACCGCCGGCAGATTCAAGTGCCAAGTCTACGAGGACGTTGGAGTGACTTTTGAAGGGGTAATGCCCGACATGAGGCATTCTGGAGATCAGTACACAACTCTCGGCAATAACATTGATAATGTCGGAGCGAGTGCTGTGATCGCGTTGCGAGTGGATGCGGTGCTAAATGACGGGCCGATTGATACGCTGGGTGCGGTCAAGGCGGTCGTGGAGACGGGCTGGAAGCAGATGGGAATTAAGTCTGATGTACAAGTCCACTGGAATCCATTGCATGGCGACTTTTGTTCGAGTCGCTTGATGCCTGTGAGAGGTTCCTGGTGGTGCATACCGTTACCGGGCAAGTTTTTGGCCAGGTTCGGGCTTTCGGTTAGTTCCTCGCGAACCATAGAGCAAGTGCGTGCGATCGTTCACCAGTTTCAGGTGTTCGTCAACGTGCCGTTCATTGGTCCCGTTATAGAGCGGGTACGGAGCTTGGTGGGTGTCGGGGAGGAAGATCTCCCTGACGACTATAAGTACAGTATGCACTATAAATCATCAGAAATGGTGCCGCTCCCGTGTGAAGATACGTGGGAGTGGTTTGTGCAGACGTACGGAATTGGTCAAGCCGAGCATAAGTTGGTGGAGTTGTCAATGACTTCTATCACCGCTCTACCGTGGTTGGTCGAAATCCCAGCAATCACGGCTCTTTTCGACGTCGACCTGGCCTTGGACCAGGCGGCGAGTAGCGCGATGTCCGCGGGTCTGGTCAGTCCGCAGGCGCTATATAAGTGGATAGTCGTCGCGACCGAAACTGTTGCTGCATGCTTTCAGTCACCAAGGAAACTTTTGAAGTGTCTATCGAGTACAGAATCTTTTGTGCTTGTAAACGCCGACGAAATGACCGGACAGAAGAAGAAGAGCAAGCAACCCAAGCGAGCACCCCCGCAGGTGCTACCCCCGCAGCGGAACAGGCAGAACAAGCCGCAGAAGATGGGCAACCAAGGTGCGATCGGGAAAACCCACAAACAGCGTGGACCCGGTCCGATGGCCAAGGGAGACCAGTCGACTGTGCTTCAGCACTCTGTTCCGGAGCTGGACGATATCCTGGAGAAGGACGAGTTTGTGGCGGACATTGTCGGTTCCAATGGGACTGGTAATGTGAAGGTCACTAAGTACGCGTTTAACCCGGGGCAGGCCAGTCTGTTCCCCCTCGGTTCCCCCGAGGCCAACAAGTGGACAAACTGGAGATGCATTTCTGCGATTCCGTATGTGTTGCACGAGGTGAGCGAGTTTGCCACTGACGGGTCCACCGGAAAGGTGTACCTGGCCATGGACTACAACGCCGCCAATGATGCACCGACGACGAAGCAGCAGTTGGCCGATATGCATTCGGCCAGTGCGATGCCCTGTGAGGACTTCTCCTTGAAGCTCATCCCACGGTTGTTGAACCGCGCAGACCCGAAGTATATCCGAAACGGCCCAAAACCGGCCGGGTCGGACATCAGGTTGTATGATGGAGGGAATCTCTATGTTGCAGCCATCGGGCAAGCCGGCACGACGAGGTTGGGAGAGCTCAGGATTCGGTACAAGTTCAAGCTCGAGCTGCCCACACTGTTGAACCCAACCGGGCTGTTGACAGACGACAGCACTGTGTCCCAGTTCCAATCCACTGGCAACGAAGTTGATGCCAATGGGTCTGGAGTGGCGTATCAGATGCTGGTTGCAACAGCTGCTGCCAATGGAATCGGAGCAGTCAATACTGCCGGATCCATTGTGCCGCCTGCCGGAAACTATTTGGTGACCGGCCAGTTGACAGCGATCTTCGGAAGT